CCAGCTTCTATAGCATTTAATTTAGAATGATCTGCGTCAGTAAAGACATTACTATCACTTGCATTTTCTACAGCAGTTCTTATTTCTGCATCTGTCTGGTCTGCGGTTGCTCCTTCTTCTATACCTGCTAACTTATCTGTAATTTCTTGTTGGGCAAATAGTATTTGATCTGCGTTTGAATCTAAATCTGTTTCTGTTAAAACACTACCATCTGCAAAATCTACTTTCTTTGTACTGATATTTGTATCTCTGGTAAATTTAACATTACCTGTACCACTTGGAGGGGTATTACCAGAAGTAAATTGTACTTGAGATCCTACAATATTATAGTGAGTACCTAGTGTTTTAAGAACACCTCCTACTGTTACATCAACTTCAGTATTAGCTAAGAAAGCAAAACTTATAGCAAAGTTATTTTGACTACCTGTACCATTATGATTTTGTGAGGTAGCTGTTGTGTTAGTAGCCATAGTTAAAAGAATCCTAAATTAAGGTCATCCATTTGTTTCTTAAATTTCTCATAATAATCTTTTTTAAGATTATCTTTTGCTTTGATTCTATCAGAAAATCCTTTCTCGCCCATATACTTATTGGTATATTCAATAATGCCCTTTGTAATAAAACTATTATTAATAGTATTCATTTCTGTAAATATAAAATCTGCTGAAGTTTGTCCTTCTCTTGATTTTAAACCATATTGTTCAATCATACTTTCGTGATATTTAAAAAATTTACTATCTATAAAATCATTAATAGCATCATTTAGAGTTAAATTTTTACCACTTTTTTTAAGAGTTGTTGTATTAATAATTCGTTTTAAATTAGAATATTCAAACTTGTCTAATTTTTTTGGTACAAAATTTTTACTACCAACACCTTTAAATTTTGATCCTCTTATAACTTCTGGCGGTTCTGGTAATAATCTTCCTATTAACTTTGTAGCCATATAATATTTATGATTTTTACTTGAACTATGTCTGCCATTTGATATTAAATCAAGACCATCTTTTTGAGGATAAGTTATAACTTCTCCTGTAACGTGTTCAACTTGTGCTGGTAATAATCCACCAACATTATTAGGTACATATTCTTTTGCTTTGCTAAGAATATTATCTAATGCTTGATATGCAGTTTCAGCCCTGTTGAAGTCTTCATCACTAAAATCAAAACTACCATCTTCAAGAGTTGGTTCGTAAGCTTTATCACCTGCTCTTGTTTTTGTATCAGGTTTCATAAACCATTTAAGTTGGCTATAGTCACCTTTTGATTCTGCTAATTGTCTTGCTTCTTCTTCAGTAAATCCTAGTTCTGTTAATATGTCTGCTGGCATACGGTGTAATCTACTTAAGAAACTTGAATATGGTATTGATCTACCTGCACCTTGTCTTCCTATATAATCTAGAATTTTTTTCTTTCTATAATCCACACCATCTTCGGGATCTTCATTCTTTCCAAATTCGGGTATTGCTGAAAATAATTTAATTGTCTCATCAATCTGTTGTGTATAACTTCTGTTAAATACGTTTCTACCAATAGTTCCAGCAAAACCAGTACAAAAATCTCCATATTCCTTATCTTTAACGAAAGGACCACATTCAGCAAAATCAGCAAAAATTCGTACAAAGGAAACTATTGGGTCAGGTAAATTTTCATAAGTTTTATATGTATAAACTGGTTGACCATTCTTATAGATTGGTTCACCATCTTCGTCATATTGTAAAAAATATCTACTGTATGGCCTCCAACCATCTTTATACATAGAAATCCACATAGCAGCACCTTCTTTTGTTCTAAAATTAGGACCACCACCTGTTATTCCAAACTTCTTTGGTTCGCTATCCAAATCATAATCAGGAAACAAATGATCTTTAAATGTAGCACCTGCAAGAATTAAGCCAAAAGCAGATCCCATTCTTATTTGACCTATTGCATTTGCTCTTACTAAAGGATCAGGACTCATTAAATCTGCTTTTATTTCTGGTAAGAAAAAAGCATTTAATGGATTTATATTTTGATATTTACCACCAAAGAAAGGAACTTGATTTGGTAATCTACGGACTACGGGAGTATTAATAACAGGAGTATATCTCATAACTTCCTTAATAATATTTGTAGGAGTTCTTGTAAATGTAAAGAAAAACCTAGCTACAGGATTTTGTACTGATAAATTATTAACCCAAGAAGCACCTTTACCAAAAAAATCTTCTGTTCTTATATCTTGAGTAAAAGTAATTTGTTTACCAAATTCTTTTGATTGCATTAATATTCTTTGTGTTACTGGATCAGGAGTAAAAACTTGTTGACCATCTACTGTTTCTATTCTGCCTACATCACCTTTTGAATTTTTTAAAAAATAACTAATAATACCATCAACATGACCTTTAATATATTTGTTTAATTCATCTCCTGATTTACCTAATTTAGCACCTTCTAAAGTGGCTTCATACGTTGCTGCTGCTATAATGTTTGGTGCTTGTACTAAAGCATCTGTAGCTGTCATTAAACGACTAGGTAATCTTATAAACTTTCCAAACTTGTCATAAGCTTTCAAAGGAAAGAAATTACTGTCAGAAGAAATCATATATCTTTGACTTGTTTCTCCTTTAATATTTCCTAAATTAATAAAATTATCTTCCATATCCCAAGATCTTTTCCATGTTTGCAAGGCAAAATCAAAGTTTTGGAATAGTGCAAATAGATGTTTTTTAGCTGCTGTAAGCTCTAAATCATTTGAAGCACCACTAAAATTATTAAAAGCTTTTAAAAATGTTTGTGCGATACCAGAATATAAATTAATTTTTTGTGTAGTAGGACTTGAAAGTAAAGCGTTTATACCAATTTCATTGTATGTTCTGGCAACTTTATCAGCAAACTTACCAACCTGTATTGCGTCTGTATTTTTTATAGCAACCATTTTTTCTACACTACCTGCTGCTCCATCTAGATCAGTTGTCAATTTAATTAATTCAGAATAATTATCTGTTTCTGTTGCTTGTTTTAAAGCATCTTTTAAATCTGTTCTAAGTTTTTCATTTTGTAAAAGACTTTCATTTATATCCATTTCTATGTCAGGTTGTTTTGCTGTCAAAGCTGACTTTTCTGCTGGTGTAAGATTCATTACTTCATCAACAGTTTTACCTTCAATACCAGACTCAGGCTTCATGCCAAAAGATTTTAATGTTCTAGCAGTTTGTGTTCTAAGTGGTATGCCAAGTTTTAACCATTCTTCTACACCTAATAATGATTCTGTTAGTTCATCTATAGATTGATCTATTAATGCTGTATCTTTTGTCTTTATTGCGTCTATTAATTTTTTATTTACATTGGCAACTTCTTCTGTTTGTAATGTAATTGTTTGAGCTATTGCATAGTTTAAAGAATCACTAGGAACTAAGTTATATAACTTTGAATATGCTTGACCATATTCTTTAATGAATTTTGTATTTTTTAATCTTATAACCCCATCATCAAACATACCTAAACCTTCTAATTTAGTTTGTTGTTGACTTTTTGAACCAGTAAAAACATCAGCATCTTTCAAGACTTTTACCATTTCCTGTATAGTCTTTTGTTGTTTTGGTTTTAAACTGTTTATAAAAGAAATTTGCTGTGGGTTTTTAGATACATCTCCTAAATCTTGTTTTTTACTATCTAATTTATTTAATGAAGTTTTTACTCCA